TTACTCCACTTGCTACAGTAATTAAATCTGTATCACCTGTGTGTCCTATTGTTGAACCATTAATAATAACATTGTCAACTGTAAGTGTAGTAAGTGTTCCTAAAGAAGTAACATTTGCTTGTGCTGCAGTTTGTAATGTACCTGCTAGTTGTGTAGCTGTTAGTCTTCCTGTGCTTGGATTATATGTTAAATTACCATCCATCTCCAAGCCAACATTACCTGTGCTTGATGTAGCATTTTCTACAAAAGTAATTAAGTTATCTTCATCTGTGCTTTCATTGTCTGTCACTAATACGTGAGCAGAGTTTGTTGCATCTGTAACTGTAACTCCTGCAATAACTGTATTAAGTGCTGTACCATTAACTGTTATAGCATCTGCTTCTAATGTACCATCAATATCTGCATCACCTGATATATCAAGTTCAGTAGCAGTTAATTTAGCTATCTGTAAATCTTCATAATCAGAAGCTAATTTTAATTCAAACTGTGGTCCTGAAGTATTATATGTAAATGTAGCATCACTACCTGTACCACCTTCGATTGTAATACCTGCACCATTAATTACAGCAGATGTACTATTACCACTGTCAAGTACAATGTTATGGTCATTTAAATTTACAGTCGTTGAGTTTACAGTGGTTGTTGTGCCTGATACTGTTAAGTCACCTGTAACTGTTAAGTTGTCTGCTACAGTTACTTCTGATGTACTATGCCCAAGTGTAATTGCTGTACCTGATACACCTGTACCTATAGCTACAGACTCACTACTATTTCCTGTATCAATTACAAGATAAGCATCTGAACCTTGTTTAACTGTAAATGCTGTTGCAGAGTTATCTGTTACAGCTACATTAATATCTGTTGCATCTGCACTAATTGAGTCAAGAGCAATGTCACCTACATTAGTTATATTGTTGTCACCAAAACTTACATTATCTCCAAATGTTTTATTTGTAAGTGTAGCAGTTGATGCTGTTGAAACTAAATTAACATCACCACCTGAACTTGGTAATGTTAAAGTATTAGATGCACTCTCTGAATGTGGTGCACCTTGTAATATTTGTGCGTGTGCATTACTTGATTCACAATAGAATTTAATTTTAGAAACTGCACCACTATTTTTTAAATCAATTAGTCCACTTTGAATATCTACGTTACCATCTAGTCTTACAACACCACTTCCGTTTGGTGTTATAGTAATATTACCATTTGATGTTGATACAATATCCTGACCATTAACATCTAAATCACCACCTAATTGAGGAGTGGTATCTTCAACTACGTTTGATAAAGCAACACCACCAACAGCAAGTCCTGATACGATTGTGCTTCTTGTTACTTTTTTAAGACCACCACCAGAAGTATCTACTGCTAAAAATACATCATCATTTGCAACTGTTGATATTTCACTTAAAGAACCTACAGCAACAGAATTAAAATTTGTACCATCTGCTATTAGTAAGTGACCTGCAGTGTTTGTACCCATAGTGATATCGTCACCTGATACAGTTAAGTCACCTGCAACTGTAACATCAGCACCACTAAAAGTTAATGCTGTTGTTGTTCCTGATTTAATTATTAAATTACCTGATGTGTTAGTTGCACTACCAAATGTTGTACCAGCATCTTTAAAAAATACATCACCACCATCTGCATCAAGAATAATGTCTGCACCTGAATCTAGAGTTATATCACCAGAGTTATCAATCTCTGCAATAACAGGTGTAGTTAAAGTTTTGTTTGTTAGTGTTTTTGTAGTTTGTGCTAAATATGTATCAAATGTGTCAACAGTGGTTTGTCGCATTGTACCACCATCATTAGTTACAATACCATCTGTACCTGCAACAGCAGTAGTACCTGCAGATGTGCCACCATCCATAAGATTAAGTTCAGTAGTTGTTACTGTAGCACCATCTAGTATTTCTAGTTCTGCTTCAGATATTCCTGCTGAACCTATTGTAACTGTTCCTGCAAAAGTTACATTAGCACCACTAAATGTCATAGCAGTAGTAGGTGTAGAACCTGACTTAATTACAAGTTCGCCACTACTGTTTGTAAATGAACCATATGTAGCACTACCATTTTTAAGAGTAATGTCATCACCATCTGCATCAAGAATTATATCTCCTGCTGCATCAAGTGTAATTCCACCTGAACTGGCAAGTTTAATTGCATCTGCATTAGTGCCATCAGACACCAAATCCAAATCACCATCAGCATTACTAAAAATATACGTACCAGTATCCTGAAAGTATAGCTTTTCAGTACTGTTAATAAGTATGTCATCAGAGAATTTAAAATAATCCTCGTCTTCCATCCACGTAAGTACACCATCATTACTTTCTCCATCGAATGTAACAGCAATGTCTGTGCCTGAAGTACCATCTCCTATGGTAATTGCAGTACCTAATAACTTGGTAATAGGACCACCTTCGTTAGCTGTTCCATCGTGTGTGTGTCCACTACTTGCTTGAAACGCTGCTAATAATTGGTCAAACTCACTATTCGTGTGAGCTGCTGTGATTACGTCACCATCTGTATAAGATGATTGTCTTGTGTACGTTGCTCCCATTTACCTTCTTGCTCCTAATTGATATTCTAATTGAAATCCTTTTAACGAATATGGTGCTGTTGTTGCATTGTCATTGACTCTTAATGCGACAGCAAAACCTGAACCTTCTACTGATTGTCTTAACAGTGGTTGTGATGCACCACCATATGTTGGTGTTCCGTAAGTTGATGTGCCATATATAGCTACAACATCTTCTGAATCTAATGAATATGCTGCAGGTCTAGATGAATTTTTATCTTCGTAGTCATACCTTACAAACATATCAGCATTAATTGATGATTCAGGTTTGTAATTTACAACAACCCTCTGCATATGTTTTCTTATTCCGGGGTCACCAAATGTTAAATCAGGACTTCTATATCTACCTGACACAGTTGTGCCATTAAAATCATTGCCCTTTTCTTGTCTATGTATAAATCCATCATACCCACCATGTAAAACTATTACATTACCTGCTTCTACAAAAGTGTCTGTTGATGCTGGTTTAATTCCTCTTAACTCTGCAAACTCAAAGTTTTGCCCTTTCATAACACAGATAATACCTCTTGTATTATTTTCAGCTACATCATCTTTAGCAAAGAATATTCTATACTGTGTTTTATCTGGTATAACTATAGATTCAAATTGTTCTGAATCAATTAAGTTTTCATCAAATATAGATTGCACATTTGCACTTATAGTTCCAAGTTCAACGTCACCAATTCTAGCTGTACCTGCAACAGTTCTTAATCCATCAGGTCCTAGAAAAATTAAGTCACCTGCAAATTCTTGGATTGTATCGCCATTTACACACCCTATGTTTCTAGTAACAGGTGTTATTGCAAAATCACTAGATGTACTTCCTGTTAACTTAAATATTCTATTCTCACAAAATATAAATAAATCACCACGGAATGCTTTAAGTCCTACTATTGTATCATCAACTTTAATAGTACCTGCACCACTACCACTATTAAATGCATCTTCATCAAAAGGCTGACTAAATACTAATGTCTGTGGTGTGGTAGATTTACCTGCATAAAACATATGACTTTTAAATGCAGTTATAAATTTTGAACCTTCAACGCTTGACTCTGTTACATCCGTAGCTGCTAATGACGTATTAAAAACTGTTGGGTCATTAGTACCATCTGTTACAATTATTTTTTCATTGCCATCAAAATTAAATCTTTCAAATGTATACTTACTTGCACTTGTTCTACCTGTATCTCTTTCAGTCCAACTCTCTGATACTGCATCATCTACGGCATGGTCTGCTGCTGATGTTGAACTTGTTGCTCTTGTTACTCCTGTAAAAGTTGTAGTTGTAACTCCTGTATAAGTAAATATCTCGGAATTAATTTGTAATGTACCACTTGAACTAAAGCCTGTTGTGCTATCTACTGTAATAGTACCTGAACCTGTCATGCCTGTTCCTGACACTATTGCTGTAGCAAGTTCCGTAGATGCCGAACTAAATATTTTTTCACCTCTAGCTGCAAGTATATTGTTATTAAAAAAGGCTGTCATTAAAACCTTTTCAGAACTAGCAGATGTTTGAGGTACTATATGATTTACGTGTTTTCTAAAACCATTTATTCTTCTATAACCACCTTCGATATCAGGTTCAAAGTTTAACAACTCTATTGCCTGTCCCGGTTGCATAATAAATGTAGAACGACTTTTGACTAATCCACCTTCACATACAAATGCTGAAGGAGATGTCTGCGATTGGTCAGGCATATTATGTTACTCTTAATGGTATATCAGATGCGTTTCCGTATCTAGTTTTAGGTATATAAGTAGACCTAACGTATTCAAATCTATTAATTAATAGTGTTTGCATATTCTTAATACCTTGTTCAAATCTTTGCATATT